TCAGTGATCCATTTAGCTGAGTTTTCTACAGAATATATCTTACTGCTTACTAATCTATTAATCAAGTTTTTGTTTGGGTCAACACCCATAGATGCATCAAACATTTTAAGCCTATTATTTGGCTGTATTGCATAGTTTCCGTCATCTAATGCAATCACATGACCACATTTATGTTGATCTGGTTTCTCTGCATAACCAAAATTTAACTCATTAAAGTCTCCTGCACACCAATCTATTGTAAATAAATACTTACCTTTACGTTTTACGTTACGTCTAGATTTGTATTGCATGGTTGCTCCAGCTAGTTCATAAAAAGTTGTAACACTTACATTATAACTAAAACTATCCCACATCACTAACTCGTCCAGTGGTAATTCTTTTACTCCAGGTTTAGAACAGAAAGCTGATATAGGTGCTCGCCACCATAGACCACCGTCTTCCATTAAGAAATGAAACATAGGTACTCTATTTGGTATAGAACTAAAACCAAATACCCCTACTTCAAAATATTTATCGTGTGAATCTTTTTGATCTCTAAGAAAGTTACCTCTTACCCAACATTCTATTACTGGTATGTTTGCATTTAAATAAGCCATTAGTCGTTTATAGTCCCCCAGTTAGTTCCGTGTTCGTAATCAACTTTGTTTGGTACTTCTAGAGTAACAGCTTGCTCCATTATCTCAACTACCTTTTTTGCCTGTGCGTCACTTTCAATAGATACACACAACTCATCATGTATTTGTATATGAGGTACAATACCCTCGTTATGTAAATCTAACATAGCTTTCTTAGTCATGTCTGCTGCACTACCTTGAATTAACTTGTTCAATGCTTTATAAGTGTAGGCTCTTTTAATCCCTGGTCCATGTTCCTGGAGTGCATCTTCATGAGTCATAGCTTTATGCATACCAAAACTATTTGGTTCCCATAAATGGAATCTACATAGTCTGCCAAGTAAAGTTCTTATCTGTCCTCTATCCTGTGCTCTGTTAGAAGCCTTCTCCATAAGCTGTTTAACAAAAGGTACTTTGCCATGATAAGTATTAAATAATTCATTAGCTTTTTCTTTTGATACACCTAATTCTGCTTGTAATTTATTTTTACCCATACCATAAAACAATCCTAAGTTAATAGTCTTGGCTTGTGTTCTTTTAATCTCAGCCATGTCTGCCACTGTTTGGTGGAAGTCTGAGTTAGGGTCATCGTTGTAAGCGTCAACAACATCGTACACTGACGGTAGTTTATATAATGCTGCGTAGTGTACAACCAGCCTTGGTTCTTGTTGTGAGTAATCAAAACATCCCCACTTGCAACCTTCTTCAGGTATAAATAGAGATCTAATTTTTGGTCCAAGATCTTTGTTACGTGCTGGAATCTGTTGTAGGTTAGGATTCTGATAAGAAAATCTTCCCGTAACTGTACCACCGCCTGCATTTCTTAATTGGTTTATCTCTGCATGTATTCTACCTTTGTGTTCATACTTTAAAATAGAATCTATAAAAGTTGTGTGTGCTTTGTTAACTTCTCTAGCTTTAGCAATTAGATTAACAACAGGATGCTCATGTTCTTGTAAAAAATTTTTAGTAAAACTTGGTGCATCTGTTTTTTCTGTTCTATCAAATGGTATCTTTAAATTCTCAAATACTTCTGCTATACTTCTTGCGGCCCATATCTGTGGTCTAACATTAGTTTCCTTTTCTATCTCAGTTAGTATATCCTGTTCCTCTTTTACTAAAGTCTTTTTAAGTTTCTGTGCACCTTCAACATCAACTCTTACACCTTTGAACCTCATGTCAACTAAACATGGAAATAAATCTGTCTCTAAATCAAAAATAGATTTTGTGTCTTGTGATGTAATTTCTTTTTTCATTTCTTGCCATAAACCAAACGTAGCTTCCGCATCACGTTCAGCATACGCACCAACATTTAATGATGGTAGTTTATACATCTCAGACTTTGGATCTATTCCCCATTGTTCTGCAGCTTCTGCAAGTCCAGCTTCACTTTTACCATAACCATTATACTTCCATGACAAACTATTAAGATCATATCTAAATCTATTTTCATCAGTCACAGCTGCGGCTATCATTGTATCTACAATCCTGCCATTAATATTTAGTCCCAGTGCCCTAATCCAACATACATCGTACATTGCATTGTGAAATATTTTAGTTGATGGTGCATTTAAAAGATCTTGAAACCATTCTAATACTTTTTTACGATCCATGTTACCACCACCGTGGTGACCTATAGGAAAGTATCCTTTGTAGTGTGCAGTTGCTACAGCTATTCCTATAACTTCTCCATTACCTATGATTGCACCAGATCCTTTTTTAATTAAATCTGGATCTCGTGTCTCTAAGTCAATTGCAATCTCGTCAACCTTGGTTAGGTCTGGTAGTTCTGTAGGTATAACCCATTCTGTTTGTGCACTAAATACTGGTATTTTCATTTAAACCTTTTTTGTTATTGTGGTAAAGCATTCCTGGTTTTTCGTATTTAAGTAACCTTCTTTTCATAACTTGGTTCTCTCTATAAATTTTATCTATTTTTTCAAGAGCCGCTGCTAGTCTTAGCCTTACTTTTAAAAACTCATTCATAATGTTAGGTAGCAAAGAATCAATAGGCAAGTAAAAAGCCCCATGTAAAATGGTATATGATTATTCGGTTCCATAGTCCCTTTCAATTATCATTTCTATAAAATGTATTGCTTTTTCTAAGTCTTGTTTCTTTCCTTTATCGCGATGTCTCACTATGTACTTTATAGCACAACCTTCAGGATATAGCAATTCGTTCTCAACTACAAACTTGCTTGGCTGTATTTTATATTTTTGATAGTGTGACCCACCAATTTGTTTATCGTATGCTTTAGATGTCATAACCCCAATCCTCCCTTTTTGCTGTCATTATATATAAGTTTTGTTTTGTACGGGTAACCCCTACATACCAAACTCTTTGCTCTTCATCGTACTTGTCTTGATTCTTTTCAATTGCTTCTCTTATTTTTTTAGTGTTGTCTAAAATAATTAAAACATTATTTGCTTCACCACCTTTGGCTGCATGTATTGTTTGTAATTTAACTCTCGGTGCTTGCGATAACTTCTCTTCATGACGCATCATTTCTCTAATGTATAAACATTCTTCTGGATCAGCTTGAAATACTTCGTACCAATGATCGGTAAAAGTAAAACCAAACTCTCCTAAATCATACATACGTTCGTCAGTTAAAGTTTTATCTACACCTAAGAATTCAAATAGATCTTTTATTTCAGACAAAGATAGTTTGTCTCCATTGGTCCAACGTGTGTAGTCTTGTATTGACTTATACAGTCTAGTCCTGTAACTTTTTCTACCTTTTATTTCAAAGTATATCCCCATATCTTTTAGTGCAGGTTTTAATTTAGTAAGTTTATCATTTGTTCTTGCAAGTATTAACCAGTCACCTAAATTTAATGGTACATCTTCTATTGAAGTTATGTATTGTACTATCGGAAGTAAAACATCTTCTCTTGGTTTCCAATGTTTTTTAATTCTTCTGTGGTCTGGTATTCTATTTAAAATATTATTAGCTATTGCCTGTACCGCTCCTGGTACTCGGTATGATTGTGGCAAGATAATGTCTTTTGCAGGCTCGCTTTGAAACCTTGCAACATCTGCACCAGCCCATCCATAAATTGCTTGATCATCATCACCGGCTAGGATAACATGTTTAGAGTTTTTCTTAAGTATATCGTACATTTTCCACTGTATTGGCGACAAATCCTGTGCTTCATCAATAAATACTACGTCATATTTTGGACACAATTCTGACACATTAAATCTTTCAATCATATCTGTAAAATCTACCAGGCCATACGCTTGCTTGTAATTATCTACCTCATCTTTTAAAATTTTTAATATATGTTTGTCTATGTCCTGTGAATACATATCAGTATTATATTCTTCATCTATTGTGATGCCTTTGATTCTTGCTGCATTTACTATGTTAAAGTATTCGCTATCTGAATCTACAAACCCTGTTTTCTCTTCTCCATTAGAATAAACTGTAACCTCTATACCTAGTTTTCTACCTATATCTTCATAGTGTTCGTCCTGCATTACATTACTTTTTTTCATACCTAACAAAGTAAAAGCCAATGAGTGTAGGGTTCTAAAATATTTTAAATCTTTCTTACCATACTTTGGATAAAGATCTAAAGTTCTGTTGACAGCTTCCTCTGCAGCTTTCTTTGTAAATGCAAAGTAACCAATCTTATCTATTGGTGTACCAAACTTAACTAATGTTTTTACATAGTTAATTAGTCTAGTTGTTTTCCCTGTTCCCGGAGGCCCGTATATTTTTCTAATCATTACATTATCTCCGTGTTATGTTTTATTTTTGTGTGGTTAATTACTATGTCTTCAAAATCTTTTATACTCAGTGACACTACATTTTTAGTAGGTGTATTATATTTACCTTTTTCTTTTGTAGGAAATCTTTTCTGTTCTAAAAACTCTATGTCACATTTTTTATAATTTACTTTCATCATCACACCAGTTTTATCTTCTGTGTGTTTCCAATTCTTAGATCTTAGCTTGTCATAAAACTTTTCAAATCTAAAATAAGCCATACCATCTTCTATAAGTACAGTGCCGGATTTAAATGCAGCATCATTCATAGCTTTCGGTCCATTAATTTTTGCATGTATAACATCATGTAATTTTTCTTTAGGTGAAGTACCTATTGGTGGATGAGTTATAGTTTGAGTATTATACAATACTTCTAGTACCATTTGATCTTCATCTGCTTTTATAATTGGTGGTGGAAATCCTGCAGCTTTAGCAATTGCATTTCTACGTTTACGTTGATCATTAACATGTTCTACTGTCTTACAGTGTACCGTAGCTGTACCAATACCATCTGGTTTAGTTACATCAAATTCATATTCTGGTTCTGGGTCAAGATCTATTTTTTTTAAATTAGTTAATACTGGATAAGATCCTTTAGATCCTGCTAAAATACCGTGTTTCTTTTTTACACAAATACCTTTTTTACAATGGTCGCTGATAGGACTCTGTGTACAAGTGTAGCCTTTAAATTGTTTAGACCATGATCTAACTTTAGCATTGAGAGATTGTTTATCCCACGCATTTGCATGCGCTGTTTCAAAATACTTGACTGGTGCATTCATGACTTTCTGTTGCCAGCTATCTGGGTACTTCATCTTCACAAACACATGATAATTATACATAAATCTGTCCTTGCCATCAAACCCTGGATTCCTCATTATCTTGCTAAGATGCGCTAGACATGGAGGACCATCGTCAAATTCTTCGTCAACACCTTCTAAATCTTTTGTCTCTATACTTTGTGTTATGTTTTTTAAATCTTCTGCATTGACTGTATTGCTTTCTATTACTGCTATGAATTGATCAAAGCTAAAAGCTGTACCGTCTAGGTTTATTGCTAACCTCTCTGACTTTTTAAAGTAAGGTAAGTTAATAAAATTACCCTTGTTTAATTGTCCTGTTTCACTGTCTTTTGTTAGCTGTGTTTGTTTAGGAAATATCTCACAATCTGGTTTTAATTTAAATAATGGTAGTAGGTTACTTAAGAATGATTTAATTAATGCTGCTGGTACAAAGTTATCCATAAATAAATATAGATGAAGTCCACCGCTTTTAGATAGTATAGGTATCAAAGGTAGTTTGTAGTTTTGTATTATGTCTATAAAAAACTTTTTATCAAAGTCATCGTAGTTTTTTGGGTCTACGTCTATAACACCAAACCTTGCTTCTGATTCCTCATTACATGGTTGAACACCAATAGATTGTGTGCCTTCTAAGTGATTAAGATATACCTCTTTTGTTAGAGGTTCGTCGTTCCATCTGTAAATAGGTTTTTGCTTTCCGCTTTCTGGGTCAACCTTTAATGTAGACATATCTGCTACACCATAGGCCAAAGCAAACCCCTCAAAAAATTTTATATACTTTTCGCTCATAGTTATCCTGTCGATGCGGACCGGTCAGTCTCCTTAACGGTCCGCACTGTGCACATACCCCTAAGGGATTATATAATGCTTTTACTTTCCGCTTGTTTCGGTTCAACATGCTTTGCCTTCACAGCACCTTTAGAGATACTTTCAGAAAACGATTTAGCTTGTTGATACGTACTTGCTTCAGTTATAGGACCTACTTTACTAACTTCCCAACCAAACCAAGTGCCTTTATCGTTTGACATTTGAGTAGTCTTTAGTTTGTAAATGTGGCTAAAAGATGCCGGTGTATATAAACCAGCTT